GGGAGAAGGCCATCAACCCCAAGATCATCAAATCATATGAGATGGTAGGTTACACCTACGTCAAGTTCGTCGTGGCCACACGTGAAGATGTAGCGGATGCTGAACGTGCTGTGGCTGAGTTCCGCGAAGCCGGCTTTGGTGGCCCTGTGTATCTCATGCCAGTGGGCGGTGTGCCACAGGTCTATAATCTGAATACACAAGAAGTAGCACGCCTGGCCATGGANCGNGGCTGGCGTTACAGTCCNCGACTTCAAGTTTCACTGTGGAAAAATGCATGGGGCACGTGATNGNAGAAGATAATTTCAATCGCTGGGCNTCNTTCCGTCGTGNNTACAGTTTCTGGCCGCGTCGGTGCTACAATTCAGGACGCTGGGTGTGGGGACCGGCTGTTTTGGGACACAGGATCTTCTTTGGGCCNGGCGATCCNGNNANAGAAGAACGNTGGTATCACCCNCANGAAGCAGCAGTCATGATGCTGAAAGGAGAAATATCATGAAAATNTTTGATCGGATCTTTAAGAAAACNAAGAAAAAAGAAGCACCCACCGCTGAAGAGAAAAAGCCTAAAAAGTCCGCCAAAGATCTAGCCACAGAACGCGGAGAACCATATGTGGCCATACTCAGCATGGATATCAATCCCGACAATCTACACGAGGGTGCTTTTGAACTAGATTGGAACGATAAGTTCGTGGCCAATCTCGTGCGGGCCGGTTACCAGATGAAAGCCGATGATACCGATGCCGACATCGTAGATCGTTGGTTCCAGAACGTGTGCCGACATGTTGTCATGGAGACCTGGGAGCAAGAACAGGCCATGAACCCACAATCTGCTAGATTTACACAAAGCCGCGATCTCGGCGATGGTAGGAGAGAAGTATCTTGAATTTTGATTGCATCTTCATAAACGGCGATAGTTATTCTGCGCCAACACAACATTTTCCAGTTTACAGTGAATATCTTTCTAACTGTTTAGAATTACCGTTAATTAACCTGGCTATTGCAGGTTCTAACAATGATCGTATATTACGTAGCTCAATTGAATTCGTGGAATCTAAAAAATTTCAAAATCCACTGATAATTATTGGTTGGAGTTTTGTAAAACGCTTGGAAGTTTGGTATTATGGAAATAATCAAAAAATAATTAAGGCACTTCCCGATAACATCAATGAAGATCATAAAAATCTAAGATTTGTTACATTAGATCGATTATTAAATGAAAATGAAGCCACTCTCGAACAAAAAGCATTGATCAATGAAGATCTATTCGTCCATAAGAAACTCACTGACTTTTACACCGATTTATTTCTTTTTTCAAATTATCTTAAAAAAGAAAATTTGACTTATTTTTTCTTCTCTGCTGCAAAAAATAATGAAATTCCTATAAACTGTTTCCCGGCCATAGAGAATTTAAATCAGGTCCAAGAAGTTCTTAAAGATAAAAATATATACCAATTACATGATTTTTTTATAATGGATTGGGCTAGAAAAAATGATCCCGAGGCCAATCCTGATACCGGACATCTTTCCGAAGCCGGGCACAAGAAGTTTGCTGATTATCTTTTAACTTTACTACCTATATGATATTCAACCACATCAAAGAACTCAAAGCCCAAGGCAAAAAGATCGGCATCACTTTCAGTACATTTGATCTTGGTCCTCATGCCGGGCACATCGCCATGCTGGCTGAGGCCAAGAACCACTGTGACTATCTCATCGCCGGCTTGCAAACCGATCCCACCATCGACCGACCTGACAGCAAGAATCCCCCGGTGCAATCAATCGTGGAGCGGCAGATCCAGTTGGCCGCGTGTCGTTATGTGGACGAAGTAGTAGTATACCAGACCGAGCAGGATCTCATCGATCTCCTGCTGATCTTGCCAATCGATGTGCGTATCCTGGGTGTGGAATATCAAGGCAAAGATTTTACTGGAAAACACGAATGTTTTTCAAGAAATATTGATTTAGTGTTCAATAGTCGAGATCACTCATTTTCATCGTCGAGCCTACGCAAGCGTGTCGCCTGGGCTGAGAGCCAGAGATTGCTGAAGAATGAACCCGACCACGAACCGGATTATCAGACCGCAGAAACCACTTACTCTAAATATCCGGATGTCATGCCACGGAATCTCTATCAACGATGATCTTGTACGTCAACGGCGATAGCCATGCTGCTGCTGCTGAAGCAGTGAATCCTCACGGGTGGGCCTGCGACGATAGCAGATACTTTTACATGGGGCGTGTGGCTCATCCCGACAACCTTGCAGTCAGCTGGGCAAAACGATTGTCTGGTGTTTTAAAAATGGGCCTGCATTGTGATGCCGAAGCTGGCTGTAGTAATGCTCGCATACGACGCACCACACTAGAATTCTTAAACAATGTGCCCGACGCCGCTAATAGATATTTCCTGATCATACAGTGGTCGACTTGGGAGAGGCAAGAATGGATGATCGACGGCGAATGGTATCAAGTGGGTGCCAGCGGCACGGATTCTGTGCCAGAAAGCCACAGAGAACAGTACAAAGAATTCGTCGTTAATATCAACTGGGATAAAGTCACACAACAAGAACACGATGAGATATGGAATTTCCATGTTGAATTAGAGCAAAGAAAAATTCCACATTTATTCTTCAACGGCGACAATGATTTTAGTAAAGTAAAACATAGACGTGCTTGGTCTCCCGAAACATACATCGATCCTTATGATCCGGCGATGGCCTATTCCTCGTGGTTAAAGAGCAACGGATTTGAAACGGTTTCGCCCAAAAGCTGGCACTTTGGTGCGGATGCCCATGCGGCCTGGGCGCGGTTTATGTTAAAATACATTACTGCTAACCAACTCATACGATAATGAAATACGTCCTGATTGACTCTGCTAATATGTTCTTCCGCGCTCGGCACGTGGCTTTTCGTGCCAGTGACCCTTGGGAAAAGGTAGGCTATGCCCTACATATTACCTTGTCTGCTGTCAACAAAGTGGCTCTGAGATTCGGGGCAGATCACGTGATGTTTGCCCTGGAAGGGCGTAGCTGGCGCAAGGATCACTATGCTCCTTATAAAAAGAATCGCGCAGATGCCCGTGCAGCACTCACAGAAGCAGAACAAGAAGAAGATCGTCTGTTTTGGGAAACCTATGACGAGTTTACTAAATACTTGGCAGGACAGACCAACTGTTCCGTGATCAGGCATGAGCGAGCCGAAGCCGATGATGTCATCGCCCGTTGGATCGCGCTACACCCCCAAGACCATCATGTAGTAGTTTCCAGCGACACTGATTTCGTGCAATTGGTCGCAGAAAATGTAGATCAGTACAACGGCATCACCGATGAGTTGATCACTGTACGTGGTATCTTTGATGCCAAAGGTCGCGAAGTCATTGACAAAAAAACCAAGAGTGCTAAAACCGTCCCAGATCCCGAGTGGTTGCTGTTTGAAAAATGCATGCGAGGCGATGCTTCTGACAATGTTTTTTCGGCGTTTCCTGGGGTGCGCACCAAAGGTACCAAAAACAAAGTAGGGTTGCAAGAAGCCTTCGCGGATCGAGAAAAACAGGGATATGCTTGGAATAATCTCATGTTGAGCCGCTGGATCGATCACGAGGGTGTAGAACACCGGGTCCTGGACGATTACAACAGGAATCGCAGCTTGATCGACCTGCGAGCACAACCCGACGAGATCAAGCAGTTGGTAGATACCGCTATCCGTGAGCAGATCAGCCACAGAGACATAGGGCAAGTGGGTGTGCGTTTCATGAAGTTCTGCGGTAAATTTGAACTAAATCGAGCCAGCGAACAAGCAGACCAGTTCGCTCGCTGGCTAAACAAGACTTATCAAGGAGTGTTAAATGATAATAGCCAAACCAGTGATTCCAAACCAGTATTGGATCCTCAGGCAGGATGATCGCAAGATCGGTAACATCGAAGCCAGTGCCGACGGATTCACAGTCAAGATCGATAATCGTGTAGAAAAATTCAAGACCATCCATACTATCCGACGAGCCAAAGCCATTGATTTCGAACCTGGATTGAAACCTAAAAAAGCCGCGACTCATGATGATGCCTACGGATATCATACCACTTCGAGACCCTATAACAGCATCTACGACGTCAAGCATCAAGTTCCGCTATGGACCCGGGAACCACGCAGCAAGAGTTGGTATGCCGCAGGCTGGTATGCGGTGAGGCAAGGGCGTCGATGGGAAGTGGTAGAATGCCCCAAACTGATCATGCTAGAAAGATACAAGTATCAAGGACCATTCCACACGCAAGCAGAAGCGGAGCAGGCATGCTCCACATAAACCGATTCCTGGACCGGCTACAACAATGTGAAAGCCGCCGCCAAAGAGATATAGTGCTGAC